TATGCGTAAGACAAAAAATATTAATATGTCTGAACGTGGCGTTCCACAAAACGCATCTTCTTCGGGGGGCATGCAAGTTCGTTCTGTAAACCCTGATTCAGGACGAGGTTTAAAAATAAGAAGTGCACAACGTACTACTTAATTAATTATTAAAATAAAACTATTATGAGCGTAAAAGCCACCCCAACATATGCGTTGCAGCCGAGTGCCCAACAGGTACCGACTGAAACGAATTATATTACCGACTTCAATTTCTTGAATCAGTATCTTCCTGATACATACGAGAAAGAATTTGAGCGTTACGGTAACCGAACACTCGCTTCTTTCCTACGTATGGTAGGAGCTGAGATGCCTTCTAACTCTGACCGCATCGAGTGGGCTGAACAAGGAAGATTACATATTAAATATACAGACGTAGGAACAGCAGCTTCTGATGGAGATTTAGAAGCTATCTTCCAAGTTAATGATACTGCAAATCCTTCACCATTTTCAGCATCTAATGCTATTGCTATCAGAAAAGGTCAAACTGTGATGGTTTCACAGAATGACGGTTCAGGAAGTAATAAAGGTATCGTTACTGATGTAACTGTAGGGTCTAATACTTTCAAAGTTGCTTTCTATGAAGCAGCAGGTTTAGTGACTGATGGAACAGGAGTAGGTAATGCTGATGTAACTGTCTTTATCTACGGTTCTGAGTTTAGAAAAGGAACAGATGGAATGGATGGTTCTTTAGAAGCTGACGACATCTTCTTCAATAACTCACCTATCATCATCAAAGATAAGTATGCAGTATCAGGTTCTGATATGGCACAGATTGGATGGGTAGAGGTTACTACAGAGAATGGAGCTAACGGATACCTATGGTACCTAAAGTCTGAGCATGAAACTCGTCTTCGTTTCGACGATTACTTGGAGACTGCGATGATTGAAGCCGTTCCTGCAGAAACTGCATCAGGTGCGTCTAACGCAGGTGCAGGTGCAACTATGAATCCTGACTATGGAAACAAAGGTTCTGAAGGTGTATTCTACGTTGTTAATGACCGTGGAAACGTTTGGACAGGAGGAGCTCCTGTAGATTTAGCGGGATGGGATTCTATCATAAGCAGACTTGATAAGCAAGGAGCTATTGAAGAGAATGTTGTATTCGTTAACCGTAACTTCGGATTCCAAATTGACGATATGTTAGCTGCACAAAACTCTTACGGAGCGGGTGGTACTTCATATGGTCTTTTCGATAACGATAAGGAGATGGCATTGAACCTCGGATTCACAGGATTCCGCAGAGGATATGACTTCTACAAGTCTGATTGGAAATACCTAAACGACCCAACTATGCGTGGTGGCCTAAGCCAATCCGCAGGTAGTGGAGCGATTGATGGTCTCTTAGTTCCTGCAGGTTCAACATCTGTATATGACCAAATCCTAGGAAAGAACGCGAAGCGTCCATTCTTACACGTGCGTTACCGTGCGTCTGAGACGGAAGACCGCCGTTACAAGACTTGGATTACAGGTTCTGCAGGAGGAGCTCGTACAAGCAGTCTCGATGCTATGGAGGTTCACTTCCTTTCTGAGCGTGCAGTATGCACTTTAGGAGCGAATAACTTCTTTATTTTCGAAGCATAATCTATATATGATAATGGGACGAGGGTTCAAACCCTCGTCCTTTTATTTTTTTTTATCTTTAACTCAAATCTAATTCTTATGAAGAACAAACCCGTTCTAAAAAACAAGTCGTACAAGTTAACTAACGGTGCGACACCTCTATCTGCTTATATCAATGCAGGAGGAAACCCTCGTAACCCTATGCTACATTTCGATGAAGCTAGAGGAGAAAATCGAGAAATTCGTTATGCCGCTAACCAACGTTCTATTTTTGTAGATGAACAAGATGGACACGTAGTTGTGGAGCCTATAGTATTTATTGATGGTATGCTTACAGTACCCGCTACGAACCCTGCTTTACAGAAACTTTTAAGCCTACACCCTTTAAATGGTAAGCGCTTTGAAGAGATTAACCTTGAACGCGATGCTGCGGAGCAGGTTGAATCTTTAAACGCAGAGGTAGATGCTCTTATTGAGTGCCGCAGTTTAAGTCTAGAACAAGCTGAGAATGTAGCTCGTGTAATGTATGGAGCTAATCCTGATAAATTAACTACAGCTGAGTTACGCCGTGACCTTTTAATCCATGCTAAAAGAGACCCAAAAAGGTTTTTAGAAATTACTACCGACCCTGAGCTTAAGCTTCAGTCTACTATTCAAAATTTCTTTTCTAAATCTCTTTTAACTTATCGACGTAATAAATCTGAGGTGTGGTTTAATACCGCTCAAAACAAGAAACGAATGCTTACCGTTCCTTTCGGAGAAGACTCTTTAGCCACATGTGAGTCCTACTTTCTTACCGATGATGGTGTAGAAAATTTAAAAATGTTGGAAACGTACTTATAAAGCACTATATTTACACTGTATTTTTTATTATTTTATTGTGTTAAGTCTATTCTGTTGAAAGGGGATGCAAATTGCATCCCTTTTTTTGTATGTATCTTTGGACTTTATTAATCATCTAATTTTTAAACGATGGATAAGTATCTTAAAATCCCTACCGCTGCAGGGAATCATAATATTCCTGTAGGAACAGGTTTATTTGTGCAGCGTACAGACGCTTCAAATATGCGGATTTATAACAACGCTGCTCTTACTCACCACTACGCTCTTGCTACAGTAACTTCTACAGCTGCTATGGTAACAGCTATTGAAGAAGCTATTGAGCAAGCTGCTGTAACACCTTGGCATAATGCAGAGGTCTTGGTTAACCTTCCTGCCGGAGAGACCGTAACTAGTATCACAATGACTTTATTCTCATGAACAAGTACTTAAAATTTAAACTCTCAGGAGGAGGAACAACATTGGTTCCTATTGGCTCAGGCGCTTACGCTGAATTAGCAACTGCTACAGAAGTTAAAATTTTTAGTTGTGACTCTGTTGGTCACCACTATTCTTTAGCTACTACAGGTGCTACGTTTGATATGATTACTGCTATTCAAGAGGCTTGTATTCAAGGTGCTCAAACTAGTTGGGTACATGCTGTTGTAGAAGTAAATATTCCTTTAGGACAAACAGTAGCGTCAGCTGCTGTAACTGCATTTGCATAAAATTTCTTCTATTATTATTAGAAAGGGCCGCTATTAGTGGCTCTTTTTTTTTGTCTATCTTTGGGAAAAGGTTTACTCATGATAAATTCCGTTAGAAACACAGTGTTATCCATACTTAATAAGAATAATTATGGGTATATCTCTCCTTCAGACTTCAACCTCTTTGCTAAACAAGCACAGATTACAATTTTTGAGAACTACTTCTCAGACTATAATAACGCTTTAAATAAAGAGAATGCTCGTCAGTCAGGTACTGAGTATGCTAATGCCTCTAAGAGCATCTCAGAGTCTATAAACATCTTCTCTGTCACACGAAACCTTCCTATTCCTACGCCGGGAACTAATATTTTTACTTTACCTTCTTTAACTGCTACAGATGATGACTTCTATCTTTTGAATAAGGTTTTGTTTTATAATGCTTCTACTACTCCTAGAACTTTATTAGGAGAGGCTGAAGCGGTGACACACAGTAAAATTACGATGCTTAATGCTTCGCCATTATTAGCTCCAAGTAATACATACCCTGCGTACACTACTGAAGGTGGTCTTCTTACAGCCTATCCTGATACTGTTAATGCAGCTACTGAAGTGGAAGTACAATATATACGTTATCCTTTTGACCCTAATTGGACATATGCTGTAGTGACAGGAGGAGAACCTATGTTTGATAACACTCAAGCTGACTTTCAGGACTTTGAGGTTCCTATTGATGATGAGCCAAAATTAGTAAATTTAATTTTGCAGATGTGCGGTATATCTATTCGAGAGTTAGATGTTTATACATATGCACAATCGGAGGAAAATAAAAATCTTCAACAACAAGCCTAATGACGTATATCACAGATTATGAATATTATCAAAATTCAGGGGAATCGCCTGAAAGGGAGAATTGGGGTTCGTATCAATTTGTTTCTCTTGAGGATATTGTAAACAATTTTATGTTAATTTACAGTGGAAACCACTCTCTTGTAAATAACGAAGAAAGATTTAAAGTTCTCTTCCATGCTAAGAGAGCTATCATGGAGCTTAATTACGATGCGTTTAAAGAGATTAAAATCCTTGAGCTAAATGTAGGAGACTCTTTGAGGTATATCCTCCCTCACGACTACGTAAATTGGGTTCGTATCTCGTTATATGAGAATGGACTTCTCTATCCTTTAAGTGAAAATGTACAAACCAATTGGAGTGGAGCGTATTTACAAGACAACTCAAGTAAAATCTTATTTGATGAAAATGGTAATGTTCTCAGACCTGAGTTTTCAGATATCTCTTATCAACGTATTAAAGGAAGTAAGAGAAGTATTTACTTAAATGCTAACAATCCTTACAATGGTTCGGAAGGTTGGTTGTGGGAGGGGTCTTGGTATTTCGATTATCAAATAGGGGGAAGGTTTGGATTAAATACAGAAACTGCTAACGCTAATCCTACTTTTTCTATAGATAAAAAAGGTGGTGTAATTAATTTTAGTTCTGAGATGAGTGATAGATTAGCCATCTTAGAGTATGTATCAGACGGTATGGAGAACGGCAATGACGCAAGTGTAACCGTTAATAAATTGTTTGAAGAGTATGTGTATGCATATATTCGTTATTCTATTCTAAACTCTAAGCTAGGTGTTCAAGAGTATATTGTCTCGCGAGCACGGAAAGAGAAAGGAGCGTTACTTAGAAACGCAAAAATTCGTTTAAGTAATATCCATCCGGGACGTTTGTTAATGAACATGCGTGGTAAAGACAAATGGTTAAAGTAATATGGCAAATACTATAAGGAATTTCATTGCGGGTCGCATGAACAAAACGTTGGACGAGAGGCTCGTTCCAAACGGAGAATATATTGATGCTTTAAATATCCGTCTTGGTTCTACTGAGGCTTCAGAGATTGGTTCAGTAGAAAACTCTAAAGGGAATGAAAGGCTCACTACTCTTGAGTATGTAAATGGAGCAGTACTAAGTGATGACGCTACATGTATAGGAGCTTATGCTGACGGAGAGCAAGAGACGATGTATTGGTTTATCCATGATGAAAATTTTTCTGTAGGAGACACAGGAAAGTTAGACCTTATTGTATCTTACAATACCACAACTCTAACAGTTAATTATCACGTTATAAGTATTGACGATGGAGGAGGTGTTAACACTACTCTTAATTTTTCTAAATTAAATCTTATTACAGGGATTGATTTAGTAGATAACCTATTATTCTTTACTGACGATTTAAACCAACCTAGGAGAATAAATGTCAATAAAAACTATCCCAACCCTATAAGTGGAGTTGATACCGATAATTTTTCTCCTGAGGATATCCTTGTTATAAAAGCCCCTCCTATTGCTTCGCCTACTATAGAACCTTTTACTATTCAAGGGGAAGAAAATTTTTTAGAAGACCGACTTATCTGTTTTGGATATAGGTATAAATATGAAGATAACGAGTACTCTGCGATATCTCAGTTCTCTGCCCCTTCTTTTGTTCCTGAGGCATACGAGTTAAGTCCCGATTCTTATCTAAATGAGGGAATGGTAAACTCTCATAACTCCTGTCAAATAACCTACAACTCCGGAGGCCCTTTGGTAGTTGGTATAGACCTTCTATTTAAAGAGATGACTAGTGATATTATCAAAGTTATTGAGAAGATAAATAAAGCTGATGATGGACTTGTAGATAATGAATTGTATACAGTTTCATTTTCTAATAGTAAAATCTTTACTGTACTTCCTTCTTCTGAGATACTTCGATTGTATGATAATGTTCCTCTTTTAGCTAAAGCTCAAACTGTTATGGGTAATAGGCTTATGTACGGAAATTATGTAGATGGGTTTAATCTAACAAGAGGGAATGCTCCTACTCAGTTTAATTATAGCACAGAACTAATTAGTGAACAAGTAGGTTTGAAAGAAATTACGTACTCTCGTTCAGCTTCTGAGTATGACATTGGGGGTAGTCTTCAAAGTATAGGGAACTCAAAGTTAAATCTTGACTTTTCCAATGCAGTAGGTTTTTTAAAGATAGGTGCTACTATAAATTTAACTATAGCTTTTACTCACTCTACTTTTGCAAACGGAAATGTTACTTCTACCCCTACTGAAGTATCTACAGAGATAGAACTAAATTTTACTTATTCCCTTATTCAAAATTACAACTCGGTAACTGAGTTATTTTTAAGTGATGACTTTCAATCTAAAATAGGTCTTGCTTCTAATATTTTACCTGTATATGATGCTACGGACCCTACTTCTTGCAATGGAACAACTTTAACTGACAGATTTAACTGTGTGATATCTTCTCAATTAGAAGGAGGAGACCCTGAACCTATGTATAAATATGCAAGCGGTATAGACGCTGCCGGAGAGCCTGTATTAGCTTCTAATGCAAATGGAAGTAACATTATTAGTCTTCAGTTTCCTGCGGTGCAATTTGTTTCTAATACCGCTTCTCCCACTACCTATACATATGAGTATTTTACTGTTAGTGTAAGAAATATATTTTTTTCAACTCTTGGAAGCCCTCAGAGCCTCCATAGCAACCGCGGATACGAAATAGGTATGGTGTATATGGATGATTTTAATCGTGCCACTACAGCTCTAGTAAGTAGAGATAACACTATTCATGTTGGATGTAGCCACTCTTCTGATAAGAATCAAATAAAAGTTACTATACCAACGACACAAGTAGCTCCTGATTTTGCCAAGCGGTATAAATTTGTTATTAAACCGGATGAAGCGTCATACAATACTATATATACAAGTATATTTTTCTATGACGGTGTAACGGGAACTGATTACTTCTTACTTCAAGGAGAGAATGCAGCGAAAGTAGAAGAAGGAGATAGACTCATTGTTAAAAGAGATGTTGATGGACCTTTAAATTCATGCACTTACGTTACTGTACTTGAGAAAAAAGCGCAAGAAGAAAATTTTATTACAGTTTATCAAGAAGATGGAACAACTCAAATAACGGTTCCTCAGGGGGTGTATATGCAAATTCGAAGTTCTGAATTTAATAATTCTGCAAGTGATAATTCTCTTCTTACTTCTGTTCAGTCAAATGAATGTGTTACAAATATTGCACCTGAACCTTTTACGGGCGTTTATGTAATTGCTCGAAATAATTTTTCACAAAACACAAGTTCTATTGTAGGTGGGACTTGGGTTGCTCATGATATACCTGTAGGAAGTACTATACGTTTGGAATTTGTTTTTAAAAGACAAGGTTCAGGAGATGGAGATAATGCGTGTGAAAGAAGGATATATAAATTTGATAAAACATATACCTCTAATGCAACTTATACGGATATAATTGAATGGTGGAATGGAGATAGTATCGGGGACACTCTTGATGAAGGAACCTCTGAAGTGGGGGGTGATGGACCTCCTATCGAAAATATCTATATCTCTAATACCGCTACTAGTTCAGCTAATGATTATGGAATACCTACTAGTGAATCTACTAACTACTATAGATGGTATAAGAACCCCGACACTAATGAAATAAGATTAATTCTCAGCGGAACTAAGTCATGTGGGTTTAACGATAATAGAAAATCATGTGTACGAAGTACTATTAATGTTTTAAGAGCAGAAAATACTATCGTCTTTGAAACTGAACCTGTAGATGCTTTGCCTGATGTGTGGTATGAGTCGTCTGAATCGTATTCTATTGACGCCTCAGGATATCATTCAGGAAATGTACAGACTCAAACAGCTTCTCTACCCGCAATAATCGACACTGCTTTCTTTAATTGTTTTGCTTTTGGAAACGGAGTAGAGAGCTATAAGATTCGTGATTCTATATCAGGTCGAGCTCTCGCTCTTGGGAACAGAGTTACTACAGTAGCTGCTCAAGATTTTAAAAGAGCAGACCGATTTGCTGATATGACATATAGTGGGGTCTTTAACAATGAGTTCAACTTAAATAAATTGAATGAGTTTAACCTTGGCCTCGCTAACTATAAACCTTTAGAGGAATCTTTCGGTCCTATCGAAAAGATGTTTGCTCAAGATACCAATATATTAATACTTCAGGAGGATAAGATATCGTATGTCCTTGCAAGTAAGAACCTTATCTCAGACTCTGTAGGAGGAGGGGTAGTAGCTTCTATACCTGAAATTTTAGGTACTCAGATAGCTAGAATAGAAGAGTTTGGTATCAGTAACAACCCTGAGAGTTTTGCTCAATGGGGGCCATCTAAATACTTTACTGATGCAAAAAGGGGAGCCGTTATACAACTAACGGGAAGCGGTCCTTCAGAATCTCTTGTAGTAGTATCCCAAGCAGGTATGAGAGGTTGGTTTAGAGACTTATTTATAGAAAACTTTAATACTCAAAAATTAGGTGGCTATGACCCATATATGAACGAGTATGTCCTTGGAAATAACCTTACTACTATACCTGAACAACCTTCATGTATCTCATGTGGGGTAAATAAAATGTATTTTATAGATACTAAAGGGTTAAGTGCATGTTATAACCTTGGAGCTACAGTAGGTGATGTAACAATCTCTTGGCCTGCACCTTTTGTAAGTACAAGTTTTTCTTTTACTGCTACCTATAACGGCACTACAACTTCTCACGGACCTTTTACAGCCGCAGGTAGTGTAACTATTGATAAAGATGTAGTTTCAGTAGAGCAGTTAGATATTGTATTCTCCGTTCCTGCATCAGGTGATACTGCTTCGGTAAACTTTTTAGTCGGATGTCCGGCATCAGATACCATTAACATTATTTTAATTACTTTAACTAATGATGCTGATGAAGGTAAAACAATTCATAATCAATATCGTTGGGTAGATGGAGCGTTTACTTCTCCTACTCATTCGAATCAAATACCGTTTTTAACTTCTACTGACCCTCAGGTCGTTTCTCAGTATACTGAGATATCCGGACCTCAAGGTGCGGGAATTATCCCTGCAGATGGAGCTACAGTATTTATGATTTCTGATAAGCAATCTACTGATGATTACGATGTAGATGTTTCTTCAGATAGGTTTTTATACCTAAGGGATAATACTTTACATCCTAATACTCCAACAGGTATAGCAGCTATACTTAGTGGTGCTACGAGTCTTACTCCTGCAGGAGCTACGCCTACTTTCTCACAAAGCTTTACTTTACCTACATTAGCTAATAATGACTATCTTTATCTTGTTTGGAACTATGCTTCTGCAAAAGAAGCTTCTTTATGTTTCAGTCCTAAAGCTACAGGTTCATTAGACGATGCATGTTGTGTCTGTTCGTGCGATACAGCTACAGAATGCACACAGTGGTTGGTAGACAACACCAATTCTTCTCAAGCACTTTTATCCTATGTTCCTTGTGGAGGGTCAAGAACAAATATTACTCTTGGAGGAAACAAAAGCACTACCTTATGTGCCGAAGGAAATATAATTATTGTTTCCGGGAAAAGTGAAGATATTAATTTTACTATAACAGCGTGTGACTGCACTTAATTATACCTTATGGCAACTATTGGAAATT